TTGCGCGCGAGCGCGCGCCAGTTCTTCGAATTGAGCGCCTTGTTTTCCCAGATGAACGGAAAGTTGACATAGGCGCTGCCGAGCGGGTTGGGGCCGGCGATAACGACGCCATCGACATGGCCGCGGAGATCGCCGTTCACAGCCGTGAACGCGAGCGCCTGGGGCGGCGCAAACGTGAAGCCCGCGGCGACTAACTGCTCGCGGACGCGGGCTTCGAAGTAATGCCCGCGGGCGAAGATCGCGCGCGTGCGGGCGCTGATCTCAGGCTTGCACCACCAGTCGTATTGGACGCGGCGCAAGCAGTCGGAGCCGACGATGCTCGCGCCCAGGTACGGGTGCGGGAGCTCTGCCTTTCCCGCCGCGGCGCGCTCGATCGCTTCGTTGAGCGCGACGTTGATCGGCTCGTCCGCCAGCTTGGGCTCGTAGTAGTCGTACATTCTAGCCTCGCGCTAACGACACACCTTGGCGAGATGCGCGTTGTCGGCCTCGGCAATAGCGACAGCCTTTTTGAATTCGCCGCTATGCACGGTGTCGAGTTTGTGCCCATGCCACTTGCGCGACTTGTTGCTGTACTTTCACACGCTATTTGTTGGTTTGAGGCGGATTACGTCGATGCCACAGCTGCCACGCCAATCGCTCTCTTCCGAAATGCGGTAGCGGCCCTTTCCGAGCGGGGTACTCCACGAAGCCTCCGCTTCCCATCTCGTTTTCGACCAAGAGCCGAGGCCCTCGGGATGGTAAAGCGTTTCTGCCTGCTGGAATTGCAGGCGTGCTGTCTCGCTCATGACCGGCCTCCCTAAATTCCGATCTCATCGTTGAGCTCATCCGGCGTCATCAGCGGCCCGCCCGCCGCGGCGTTCGCTTGGCGCGCGATCGTGCTCGCGCCCGCCTGCCGGCTGACGCCCTTGTCGGAGAGATCGCGCGCGATGGTCGCCTTGCGGATGAGCCGCATGGCGGTGAGCAGGAACTCGATCATCGTGTCCTTCGGCCAGGCTGTGATCGGCTGTGACCAGTCGAAGCTCGCGCTCGCGAGCTCGGGCAGGATCGCCGCCACCGCGCCCGCGTCCCACGGCTCGGGATCGAGCCCGGTCAGGCGGATGCACTGCTCGGTGTCGAGCTGCTCACAGGCGGCCTGCTCGGCGCGCGTGCGGACCCAGGCGAACAGCATCGCGGCGAGGAGCCAGCCCAGTTCGGTGTCGTTCAATCGTCCGACCGGCGTCGCCGGCGGGATGGGACCGCCGAGCGTGATGACGCCGCGCGCAGCCTCGATGGCGGCGGCGGTTGCGCGCCGCAGCCATTCGTCTTCGAGGGCGGTCTCCGAGACCATCCCGACGGTGCGGGTTGTCCTCATCGCCTAGCTCGCCCACTTCGGCGGGGTGATGGGCGCGGCGCCCGCAGGCGTAGCGCCTACGGATGCAGATCCGGCTGACGCCGCAGCCGCGCCGCCGCCATTGAACGGCGCCGGCTGCTCAATCGGGCGCCAATTCCTGTCTTCGGGGCCGACCGCGGCCAGCAGGTAGTTCTTGTCGGACCAGCTCGTGCCGCTGCCGTCGTTCTTGGGCTCGCCCTTCTTCAGGCCGATCTTGGCGATGAAGACGATGTTGTCGAAGTCCTTGTCCTCGGCCTGATACTTCGCGAGGTTCTCTGCGCTCGTATCGCCCTTCTTGATGCCGCGCGCACTCTCAAGGATCTTCTTCAGGCGCCCGCGATTGGTGACCACCATCTCCTTCTGGCCGTCAGTCGTGCCTGCCAACAAAAAGAAGTCCCAGAATTTGCGTTTCGCATACGGGCCGTCGAGGACCACGAATTCAGAGTCGAGCCCTTCGGCGTCGCCCTTCGCCGTGCGCTTGTACAGTCCATCCGGACCAGCGTTGCCGGGACGGATCCGCATCTGCGTGGTGGCGATCGTGTTGTGCGGGATGAGTTCCGAGAAATCCCGCGGTTCGGCAGCTTGGCTGTAGTCGAAGGGCATGGGCCCCTCCTATTGCTCGGGGGTGGAATTGCCGCGATTGAGGATTTTTGTGATCAGTTTGCCGAGATGCGGCGGTTCGGTCTGATCGAGTTTCCCCGAGCGATCCTTCGCCGGGTATTTCCAGGGATTGTCGGGGCGGCAGACGAAGCCGCGCACCGGCCCCTTGCCGAAGTCGAGGAATTCCATCACGACGACTTCGTCGACGACGGCGCCGATCTCGCGCGGGACCTTCGCGCCCTCCATCTGAACGCGGTACTCGACGAAGCGGCCGAAGTCGTCGCTGACCTTTTCGAGGATGCCGACGAAGACGACGTGCTTGCTCCTGACGTGCTGGAGCTGATGCAGCCACATCAGCATCTCGCGCCCGTGCAGCCCGTAGGCGCCGCGCAAGTCCTTCGCGCCGGTGCGCTCGGAGCGCGCCTCGGGTTGCTGCTCGGCCCAGCGGAAGGACAATCTGGAGATCGCGGTGATGGAGTCGACGAAGATGAGGTCGTACTTGTCGAGGTTTTCCAGCGCGCCCCCGACCGCCTTGTAGTGCGCCTCCGAGTAGCAGCTGGTCGGCGCGAACGACGCGTTGAACCCGCCGATGCGGACTGCAACGTTGCGGGCGGTCGCCCAGTCGTCGATCCGGATCGTGTCGACCGGAACGTCCTGCACGGACAGGTCACCGGCCTCGCCATCGACGAACAGCACGCGATTGGGATCGAGTGTGTGCAGCTGCGAGGTCTTGCCCACGCCGGTCGGGCCAATGAGCAGGATCTTCACGCCGCGGGGCTCGCTCAGCCGCTGGTCAGCGCCGATGATCTTCATGGCGCGCCCCTCTTCGCCATCTTGGCCTGCCCCTCGGCGACCCAGGCATCGTGCTCGTCCTGCAGCGCGATCAGGATCTGGGGATGCTCGGCGGCGAGCCGGCGCATCAGCAGGACCCGATCGGTGAGCTCTGCGGGGATCGTCACGTCGGTGTGCCAGATGTGAACGAAATAGGCGGTGCTATTGCCGCACTGGATGCCTTGGAGGGCGAAGTCGGCAGCGATCTCGAAGCCGCCGTGAGTCCGATCGGTCGAGAACACATAGACGAGCTCGCCATTATGCATGCCGCGAATGACCTTCATGGCGCGTCCCCCTTGGTCGCGCGCTCAGCGGCCATAGCGATCTCGGCGGCGAGCTTCAGCGGGATGACGACGAGGAGCTCACGGCGATCGGCGCGAACGATTAGAAAATCGTGCCCCTCGAGCCAGCGATACAACTCGCGGAATCCGTCACCCCGGCACTTCACCTCAGCGCGGCGATCGGTCCCGAGCAGTGGAATGGATACATCGCCACCGAAGCGGCCGCGCGCGCTGCCGGACAAGGGCACGCGCTCGGCGGCAAATCCGCGCTCCTGCAGCAGGCGCACGATCGCACGCTCGGTGCGATTGCCCTTGTCTCGCGATGCGCGGCCGCCGCGGCTCATGGCATTCGGCTCTGGTTCGATGAGGCAAATTGACAAACGAGAAATCAGCTAGAGAAAAAACCGGCGCCGCCCGCGGTCACGGACGGCGCCGTAGTCGGCGCCTTGGATCAGCTAAGCCTTGCTGTCTAAGAACGGGACGATCATGGTGTCGAAGATCACGCCGACACCGATCTCGCGACCGGCCGCCGCCAACTCGTCAGCGCTGGCGCGCATCAGGTGCTCGACCAGGCTCTCGTCCGAGTGCCCGTTCTTGCTGTTGGCATGGCCGTTGGTGTGCTTGCCGTTGAAGTCCGTGAGCAAGACCTCGCCGGTGGAGAGCTGCTCGCGCTCGCGGTCGTTCAACGACTTCACGCGGTAGAAGTACGGCAGGCTCGCCTTGGCGAGCTTGCAGCACTGCACGGGAGTGAGCCTGCCGTGGTAGAGCGCGACGGCTAAAATCGCCGCCTCGACCGCCTCGGTGGGCTTGGTGGACGCATCCGCCGCCTTGACGGTCGTCGGGCGGCTCAGTACATGATCGGGACTGGGCAACATGGGAAGCTCCTTTCCGTTGCCATCGGGGCTGGGTCTCGTAGGGCTTCGACAAAACCACTTGACGGGATCCAGCCTCCTCCTTCCTAAGTCGCCCTCACATTTCCGATCCCGACGCCGGCGACGGAACGCAGGATCGCTGTCTCTTGGATGCGGGCATTTCTGCCGTCTTCGCTTCGTGAATGGCGCGCCACTGTTCGGCAGCCTGGTGCGTGACGAAAACCCTCGCGCCCAAACGCAACACGCGCGGACCCCGTCCTTCGGCTTTCAACTGATAGAAAAAACTTTCGGAAATTCCGTGCGCCGCGCAAAAACTCGGAACCGAGTACATTGCAGTCGGCGTGCGCGAAGGCGGCTTGCGCGGCTTGCGCTTAGTAGCCTCCCCGTGCGCCATAGCAGTGCTCCATCAGATTGGATGGCGCACCCTACGACTGTGATGAATGTCTAACGATGGGCGAGTGGGGCCAGTTCAACTGGCTCAATTTGGCCCAAACTGGCTCAGTCCTTTTTGCGTCCGAGCGCACGAGCAAATGTGCTGCGGTCCGAGAGCGAGCCAACTTGTTCCAAGAAATCGTCATCGAGACCAGCGGCCTTCCGAATGACTTGTGTCGATACACTCGTCCATCTTCGGCCGTACTTCTTAAGGGTGAAGTCTTGGATCGCCTTTCGTTCTAACGAACGCCCTGGCGGTGGCATGCCGTACCGCTCCGTGTCATCCGATTTCGTTACGAACTCGTTTGACGGCGCCACGGAATAAAGCCGATCGAGGCGCCGGCGCCCAACAAAGAAATCCCATTCGCCCACGACGCGTCGAACAGGATTATCGCGCACCGGGTTAACGCCTATGAAGACTTCAGGTCGCCCGTCTTCGGGCCGAGGCCGAGCCCAAACGACCTTGTACCAGCGCCAGAACTCCGGCCGGAGGA